GCGGGGCTTCCCGAGTTTGTCGGGATCCCTACAATTGGACCGGTTCCGGGTGGCCCTGGGGCCGGGTCCCTGGCCGCGGCCGTTGGTCCCCGCTGAGGGGACCGAGGCCCCCACGATTCGCCACACGCGCGTCATACACATGCGTATAAACGGCGTAACGCGAAAATTTTGGGGGAATCTGGGCCGTAACGCGGAAATTTTAAAAAAACTGGAAAAAATTTTGACTTTTTAACAATCAATGTTTGGAAGTTAGAAGTTTTGTATTACCTTGGTCCCATCAAACAAAATGTTTTAATCATGAAAAACACAATCAAAGTGGCCGCGACTTACAGCGGTATGTTGAAAGCGGAACTACAATCAAGTAACCGCATTTTCGGTGGAACCTACATCAAGAAGAACGGCGAGGTTACCAAATTTAATGGCCGCATGGGCGTCCATAAATTCACAAAGGGTGGTAAGTCTACCTTGAAGGATAGCAACTGGTTGATTTGGGACACCAATCGCAAGCGCTACATGGCTATCATCCCGGAACAATTGGTTTCGGTTACTGCCTTTGGTAATGAGTATGAATTTGTAAACGAGTAATATCATGCAGTCAGTTAAAAATCAATTACTATCAATGTCAATTGGCGAATTCAAAGATGTGGTATTTAGTAATGGCATCTTAAAAGCGTCAAAGCAAATCATAAGAAACAGCGATACCGAGTGGGAAGTTAATTCTTTCACGGATGGTTGGATAACTGCTTACCTGGATTTGGATACAGCAGTTGCCTACATGGAAGGTCGCGTAAAATCATACGAATTAAACTGGGAATAAAATGAAATATCACATATTAGATACTTGCGGGCATATTCATGCTACGCTTGAAGCAGAGAATTCTGCTGCCGCAATAGATTTGTTTAATAGAGCATATGCATGGGGCACCGAGGGTCGCCTGCATACAATCGAAGTAAAAGAAAACTGATAATGGGAACTAAAGTAACTGCCCCATACACCGGGGAATGGTGTGTGGATTCACACGACCAAACGATAGCGGATGCGTTCCGCGAAGAACTCGACCATGGTTGGTCAGCAGAGCATATTCTATCAATCTTATGCACTGAATTCTTTGATGATGAGGATTTGGAAGAACTGACCGGTTTACTGAAGTATAAACGATTTACATTTGAAATTGACGATGAAGATATCCTGCTTTAAAGACTTTGCGAAAGTCGCTAACCAATGGAAGAGAAACAATTCCAACGGGATCATCACGCCGCAGGACATTGCGGTTATCACGGCCTGGAATGATGTGAGCGACGATTTGTTCGCGGACATACTATCCTACTACAAACTTGAGTGTAACGAGCCGGACCAAAAAACCTGGCGACATAAGACACTTTTTGAATGAGAGCAGCAGACGAATTATTGTATGGTAACGACCTTCAATTGCTTGGATATATCATCGGCGAAATGATCGAAATAGTATCTATGCTGGAGGACAACAAAGACAAGGCTAAACTGCTTGCTTCACTAAACGATTTTTACGCAATCCATAAAACGAGAACTAATGATTTACTTAAACTTCAACGAGGCGTTGACGACGCTCGTATCAAGCACCGCAAGGTTATCGCGCAGCGTGACCAGTATTTTAAAAACTGGAAGGATGCCGAAGAGCGACTTGAAGAATTCATGCACAAAAACATTGGAGAATAGCAGCGTCCAGGAACTATACCAGGACGACGAATTTTGGTACCAATTATGGGTATCAAAGAATGACGACGATGAGCATTTAGGAATCTAATTAAACACCCTATATACTAAGTATATATAATAAACCCTTTAAGGGTTTATATATACTAAGTATACATACTAAGTATATACAAAGCAACATGGACAAAGAAAAACTTTTGAACAACATTAGCCAGGAGGCACAACTCACGGCGTACTGGAAGGAATTAGTAATCGACGAGAAGATTGAAAACAATCGTCATCAGCGTAATGTGATGTTCCGTCACGCCTTTTTGGTGGCCTGCCGGATACATTCTGCACTCCCCATAACGGGCATCGCCAAAATAATGGGGCGTCATCACGCAACTTTGATCCATGCAGAAAAGAATCACGAAAGCAACTTGCGTTTCAATAGAACCTATGCACATGCCTTCAAGCGTATCTCCAATACGCTGGAGGAAATGTTCCTAACCGATGTAGACTACGAGAACTACAACGGCCTTAAAGGAGAGAATAGAGCATTGCGTAATAGACTTATGCGTATCGCTCGTAGAAACAGAGAATTAATACAAGGTCAACTTAGCCACGAAGCCGAACTCGAAAAGATGCAGGAGAGCGTCGATAAAATGAAGGCGGCAGTAAAAGAGAAGGACGAAAGAATACGATTGCTGAATAAAAAAATATCATCTATTGCTTGGTAGTAATAATTATTTAGTATATTTGAAGAACAACGGGCCTCATGGTATTAGGTTAAACATGGTTTGGTAAGCAGGAGGGCCGCCCGTCCCTCCGAACCAAACACATCAAGAAGTCATCAATTCAATTTTAATATGAGCAATTACAAATTCAAGACCACCAACATCAAAGGTAAAGAGTATGTTGAGGTTAACGAGAGAATCAAGTTCTTCCGCCAGGAAGAGCAGTACAAGGGATGGTGTCTCTGCAGTGAAGTGATCCACCTGGATGAAGCGAGTTGCGTTATCAAAGCAACTATATGTGACGAGAATGGTGTAACCAAGGCTACTGGTTTCGCCCAGGAGGACAAGAGCAGTAGTTACATTAACAAGACAAGTTATGTGGAAAACTGCGAAACGAGTGCTTGGGGTCGCGCGTTGGCTAATCTCGGTATCGGTATTGATACTTCTATTGCGTCTTCTAACGAGGTCGCCATTGCTATCGCAAAACAAGAAAGTGGTTCTACTGCTGCGCCTAAAAAGGTATCTTCGAAGCCGACCTTGAAGACACTAACTGACGACATCATCGCTAAGATGAAAGCCGCTGTTGAGTCCGGTAAGAGAGATGCTGTAGAAAGCGCTTTAGGCAACTACAAGGTAACTGCAGCACAACGCAAAGACATCCTCGGGTAATGGAAGATGTTCAAAGATTTAATGACGACGAGCAGTATTACGCGGACCGTTCGTACCTATCGAATAGTTCACTTAAACTACTGAAGAAGTCGCCTACAAAATTCCACCTTTGGAGAGAAGGCAAGTGGTCCTGGCCAAGCGCATCGTACTTTGATGTGGGCCAGGCGCTACACGCCCTCTTCCTGGAGGGGAAAGATATCTCAGTAAAGTGGAACGGCACACGCCGTGGTAACGACTACAAAGAGTTTTGTGCTGAGAATGAAGGTAAACTGGTACTACCTACTAAAGACTACGATTGTGTGATGGGCATGTACGACAAACTACAAAAGGTAGATGCTGTAACACAACTCATGGGATTCGACTTCCAGCCGGAGGTACCTGCCGTAATGGAGTGGGCCTACGAAACTGGGGAGATTGTTGGTCTAAAGGGGAAAGCGGATTCAATTGTTACTGACGGCGAGCGTAAGTATATTGTTGATCTAAAGACTACGGCCAAGCCATTAGATGAATTTGTTCGTGGAGCAAGATGGATGTACGCCCAGCAGGCGTACCTATACACCGAACTATTTGACCTGGATGAATTCTACTTCCTGGTTATTGAGAAGGAATTCCCATACGAGGTGGGTATTTATAAAGCAAGTGATTCGTTCCTGGCCATTGGGGAACATCAACTAAATGAATCAATGGAACTATATCAAAGACTATTTTTAAATGAAACATTCCGACCATACTATGCTCACATTGGAGAACTTTAGCCAGGTAGAGCGATTTATTATCGAGAGTACATCTGCTGCTGTAGGTGTGTTTGTTGAAGATGTATTAAGCAACAGCAAGAACCGCAAGGTTGTGTTGACAAGAGCGATGATTGCACGCCTTCTAAGCGAGTTTAATTACAGCAGCGTAGAGATAGGCCGTTTGTTAGGAGTAAGCCAGCGTATGGCCTACGAATACATCCACAGCCACGACAACAGAATGGCTGACGCCATGTACGAACATAACTACACACGACTAAAAGAACTGATTGACAATCGATCAAACGACAACTGGAGAATTAGTGAAATGATCCACAACATCGACGGCCGTGTGTTTAGACTGGAACAAAGAGTTAGCCACCTCTCTAAAATGGTTACTGAATAAGTATTTTCTAATCCTTTAATTTTTATAACATGTCACAAGACAAAATTTTTGTAGGAAGCACTCGCGTAAAGAACGCGAAGTATGGTGAAATCATTAATGTTGGTTTCAACGAAAAGGACCTAAAGGTTCTAAAGGACAACCTCAACGAGCGAGGCTGGGTAAACATCAACTTGAAGACTAAGAAGGCTGGTGGTTACTACGCTGAATTGGAACAGCCAATGGCTACTGCGGGAGCAAGCGCAGGTGCGTCTAACACTGTTGACGACGATTTGTTTTAGGAAGCACGGTGCTTGGAGGGGGTTCGATTCCCCCTCCTTCCACAAAATTAATTTGATATGAGAGCGTTCAAAGTAATCTACGGAGGAAAAGAGAAGGTCTTTAAGTGTATCGAGAAGGCCCGAAATTTCCGGGACAAAAAGAAAAACAAGTTTAACAACATCGTGATCCGCATCATGGAGGACGATATAAATCCATATTCTAAATGAGAGCAAAGAATATTTATGAGTGGTCAGTAGGTGCTAACCACTATGAGATAGCGGAGTTCAGCCCTATCCATTACAACTGGTGTATGTACAGCGACGAAGGCGAAGGATTCGAGGTCGGAGGAGAACTGGAGTTAGGTTATGAGAAGGATGGCACCGGATATGTCAGTGACTTTGACGGCGCTTATGATCTTCCTAAAGAGATCAAGACCTGGTTGCGTTTGAAGAATGTAAAGGTAGATTTCTAATGAAGGATTTAATTATTGAAAACTACGCTGATACTGAAGATGTGCTGTTTGCTGATGGCTTTGACGATTGTATCATTGGATTTGATCCAGTCAACTGGAAGGTTGTGTACAGCCGTAGCAAGTGTATAAACAAACTTGTCGAGGAAGGCGAGACTGAAGAGAGTGCTATCGATTACCTTGAGTACAATACCTTCAATACTTATGTGGGGGAAAAGACTCCGGCGTTTATAGAGGTGTTTGACTGGGTTGATGATGAGCCAATTGCATAGTATAATCGGCTCAAGTGTGTACCACTTTGGTACTCAAATCCTCCCAATGACGAGCCTTAAATCGTCACAAAAGTAAGGTAATAGTGTGACGAAAGATGTAATAAAGTAAGGGTAAAACCTTACACTTTAGTGTACAGAATAAGGGCAATATCGCATATCGCGATGTGCAATAAAGAGACAGAAAGATGCTTTTTTGCATCATTAATGAGCGTTTAAGCATATAAAGATGGGCTTATCCATCAAATTATAGGCGCAAACATATAAAAGTAGGCGCAAACCTTTAACACCAAAGAGAAATGACTCTTAAAGATTGGCAGGAAGAAATTTTAAAAAGAGAGGATATCAATGATACTATTCACTTTAATAACAATAATGTCCGCGTACATCGTAAGACGAGAGTACCAGGCATACAAGGAAGTCAAACAAAAACTTGATCGTTATGAAGACTAACTACGAACCGCAGCGCACGGAAGAATCGCGCAAGGTAATTCAATGCATCGGCCAGTACGCTGCAAAGAATTCACACAGAACTAAAGTTAAACGCGGCACTTATGTTGGAATACTCCAAAGATGTGTCCAAGATCTATCTACTTATGGTATTGAGGCTGATTAGAAAGAGACGACATGTAAGGGAAATACAAAAGTTCCTGGACATGTTAATGATCGATAATGTAAACATGACTATACATGCAAGCCGCTTTGGCTGGGACGATCAACTGCAACATCAAATTACAAACTCTGCCCTGCTTATACGAAAGTACCAGCGCAGGCTGCGATTAATCAAAATGTGATGAAGACATGTAGGGTTTGCAATATCAACCAGCCTTTTGAAAATTATCATAGAAGAGGAGATGGACATAGGACAGAATGTAAAAGATGCAAATCTGTTATAGACTCTAAAAGAAGAAGGATAAAGGATGGTTTTTATTCCGTATACTATCTTCCCGAACACCACTATGTTGGAATGACGAACTGCGTGAAAAACAGAATGCAGGAACACAGGAGGGGTGGTAAGTTAACAAATGGTTTTGAAATAATAGGTACTTACAACAGAGCCGTAGATGCTCACTTTGTGGAAACATTTTTTCATAGCATAGATTACATTGGGTTCAATTATAAAGAAAGAAAGAAATGAGTGAAGACGAAAAAGCAGCAGAATTAACGGACGGACAAATGATCTACGACATTGGTGTTCGTTTATCATGGAAGAAAAAGCGTGGAAATGGTTACACAAATATGTATCTTGGGACAAAGGACAGACCATTCCAGTTTGTGACAAGGGCAAAATCAATTGATCACATCAACCGCAGTCCGGAAATGATTGCGAAGATCATGTCCTTCAACGGGCTAACAGGTAAAAGTATTTACGATTTCTATATATGCGAAGAGTTCTATAGAAACGAAATCAGCAAATCCTTTGCACACAAGGAAGAGGATTACGAAAAAGAATTTGGTAAGTAAATGATTATGAGAAACTTTATTTTTAGAGCCGAGGAACTAAAGGACTCACTAACAGAACTCCGTGAGAACGGGGTTAAGAAGGGCGCATGGACCGGGTTTGAAGGTCTGTACGACAAGTATTCAATGAAGAAGGGCAGCACTACATATATCTATGCAGGCGCCCACCAAGGTAAATCTCAGTTTGCCTTCGAACTAATGATGAACCTGTCCGAGTATAGCGGATGGAAGTGGGCTGTCTATAGCCCGGAGACTGGATCTCCAACTGAAGTGTTCGCAGAACTACTTTGGGTATACCTACGCAAGCCTTTCTTGATCAACGACCGATTCACTGCGTCGGATGAAGAGGCACAAAGGGCCGTTAAATTCATCGATGACCACTTCTACATTATCGATTCCGGACTACAGGACCTAACCGTTGAAGGGTTTTATACCTGTGTTGCAGACATCGAAAGCGAAGGAGTGACCATTGACGGGTGTCTCATAGACCCTTTCACTGAGATCA